TAACCAAACGCAGTTAATGCGTAAGGCTATGGAGTACGACGAACAGAAGCTTTCTTCTCTCGGTGGTACTATGACAGGTCACCTGACAATGGGTGAAGATCAGACAGTTATATTTGAAGGAGCTACAGATGATGGATACGAGACAACTCTTACGGTTACTGATCCTACTGCTGATCGTACAATTACTCTTCCTAACGTAACTGGAACAGTAGTAACGACTGGCGATACAGGTACAGTAGCAACAGGTATGATTGCGGCTGATGCTATAACAGGAGCTAAGATTGCAGATAATGCTTTAGATTCTGAGCACTATACAGATGGTTCTATCGATGCAGATCATCTATCATCTAGTGCTGTAACTACAGTTAAGCTTGGATCTGATGCTGTAACAGGAGCAAAGATAGCCGATGATGCAATCGATTCTGAGCATTATACTGATGGTAGTATTGATGCAGCCCACATAGCAAGTAATGCTGTTACAACAGCTAAGATTAATGCTGATGCTGTTACAGGTGCTAAAATAGTAGATGACGCAATTGACTCCGAACACTATACAGATGGGTCTATTGATACTGCTCATATAGCTGATCTCCAAGTAACTACAGCTAAGATAGCTGCAGATGCTATAACTGGTGCTAAGATAGCAGACGATGCTATAGACTCTGAACATTATACAGACGGCTCTATAGATACTGCACATTTAGCTGCAGATGCTGTGACAGGCGCTAAGATAGCTGACGATGCAATAGATTCTGAACACTATACTGATGCATCTATAGATACAGCTCATATAACAGATGCTAATATTACAGCAGCAAAGCTTGCATCTAACGCTGTTACGACAGCTAAGATAACAGATGCTAACGTAACTACAGATAAACTAGCTGCTGACTCAGTAACGATTGCTAAGATAGGTTGTGAGCAAACAACTATATCTGACAGTGATTCTCATGTTCCTACTTCAGGAGCTGTTGTAGATTATGTAACAGCACAGATAGCACCTATTGGTGGTCTTGAAGTAATTGCAGATGATGAATCATTCCCTGAAACTCAACCTGCATCTGGTGTTGTAATATCTATAGCAGATGCTGGTGGACTTGTTGTTAATGGTTCTGGTACTAGTACTACAGGTGATACTATTACATCTAATGCTACTGTAACAATTAATAATATTAACTCTCAGTTCAATAGTACAACTATTGCAGCTGGTGTGGGTATGTTAGTCACATCAACTGGGTCTGGACAGATATATAATTACCATAAAGCAACATTAAAAGAAGCTGATTTAATCAACTTAAGTACAGATATAAATGACTTTGGTAATAGATATCGTGTTAATGCTGGAGAACCTGGATCTAATAATGATGATGGTGATTTAGTATGGGATACTAATGCTGATAAGATGAAGGTGTATGATGCTACAGCAGGTGCATGGACAGAAGTTACATCAACTGGTGAATTTAAATACTTATTCTTATGTCCAGCTGGAGGAACTGGAGCTCCTACTTTAGATGGTAGTATTGCTACATACGACCTTAGAGAATCAAGTAACTCAGGTTCTGCAGCTAGTGTAACTAATGCAGCTCAATTAATTGTTAGTATTAACGGTGTAGTACAAAAAGCTAATACAGGCACATCTGCTCCTGCAGAGGGATTTGCACTTGTTGATGCTAATACTATTATATTTGGAGCTAACTTAGCTAGTGGTGATTCCGTATTTATTATACAAATTGGATCAGCTGTTAGTATTCCTACACCAGGAGATGGTACAGTTAGTGCAGCTAAAATAGCTAGTGGAGCTGTAACAACAGCAAAGATTGCTGATTCTAATGTTACTCTTGCTAAAATGGCAGCTAACTCAGTTGATAGTGATCAATATGTAGATGGAAGTATAGATCATGTTCACTTAGCAAATGATGCAGTAGATGGAGATAATATAGCTGATGATGCTGTCAACTCAGAACACTATGTAGATGGATCTATCGATACAGCACATATAGCAGATCTTCAAGTAACAACTGCAAAGATAGCAGCTGACGCAATTACTGCAGCTAAGATAGCTGACGATGTTGTAAATTCAGAACATATAGCTGCAGGTGCAGTTGATTTAGAACATATGTCTTCTGAGTCAGTTGATGAAGATAATTTACATATATCTAATGCTGGCTCTAATGGTCAGTATTTACAGAAACAATCTGGTAACGCAGGTGGTTTAACGTGGGCTACTGCTACTGCACAAGATACACTTTCCTTTAGGAATATGATCATAAACGGTGCAATGCAGATTAATCAACGTGGAAATAAAACAGGTATTACATCTAATAGTTGGGGTGGTCCAGATAGATTTGAATTTCGATCTAGTGGTGATGAAGAAGTTACTGTTAATCGATCAACAGAAAGTCCAGATGGTTTTTCCTACTCTTATCATGTAGATGTTACAACTGCTGATGCAGGTCTTGTGAGTAATGAAAAATCAGGATTTAGGTATCAAATTGAAGGCTATGATGTTCAAAGACTTTGTAAAGGAACCGCTGCTGCTAAAACAAGTACTTTATCTTTCTACGTTAAAACCAATAAGACAGGAACATATTCAGTAAATCTTTATGATAATACTAATACAAGACATTTTAGTGGTACTTATACAGTTTCAGATACTAATTGGAATAGATATTCAATAGCTGTCCCTGCTGATACCACTGGAGCTTTTGGTGTTAATGGTGCTGGTGCATTAGAAATAACATGGTGCTTGGCTGCTGCAACATCCTATACTAGTGGAAGTGCAATGAGTGCATGGGCTGCATATGCTCAATCAGTATATCATGCAGGACATAATGTAAACTTTTTAGATTCAACAGATAATAACTTCTATATAACAGGAATTCAGTATGAAGTCGGTTCTACTATGACTGACTATGAACATAGAACTTACGGTGATGATCTTTTCCGTTGCTTCCGTTATTTCCAAGTTTTCAACCAAGACAAAGATAATACATATTATACATATGGTACTGGTCCATCAAAGAATACTAATACATTAGCTATTATATTACATTTACGTTCTCCAATGAGAACACAACCTTCTCTAACTGTTGTTGGAAGTACTAGAGGTTATAATTATGAAGGTTATACCGCGCAATCTGTAAGCGGTACAATTGCTATAAGCGGTAACAATAGTGATAATAATACCTTGGAAGTAAGTGTAGAAACATCAGGAACAGGATTTAACTCCGCTCGTCAGTGCTTATGGCAAAATGAAAATGATGCAGATGCTCATCTTCTAATAGACGCAGAACATTAATTATGACTATTAAATATAAATTAGCTCCTCCTGACGACTTCACAAATAAAACAACTTGCGTTATACGTACAGATACTGATATATCTGATACACTTACTGCAATTCCTTTTGTTGAAGATAACAGAGACTACAAAGAATACCTAGCATGGGTAGCAGCAGGTAACACAGCGGAGGCAGCAGACTAATGGCATTAACACAAGTAAAAGCAACTGCTTTAGCAGATAGTGCTGTAACCACAGCGAAGTTAGCAGATGATGCTGTAACTGGTGCTAAGATAGCAGATGATACAGTAGCTGAAGCTAATATGGCAAATGATGCCATTAGTTTGGCTGAATTAAAAGCAGGAACAGATGGCCAAGTAATAACCTACGATGCATCTGGTAATCCTACAGCAGTAGGACCAGGTACAGATGGACAAGTATTAACTTCTACAGGAGCTGGATCACCTCCAGCTTTTGAAACTTTACCAACAAGTGGAGCAACTTTATCTGGATCAACTGATAACACAATTGTTACGGTTACAGGTGCTAACGCAATGCAAGGTGAAGCTAATCTTACTTATGATGGATCTGATTTAAATGTAACTGGTAATATAAATCCTACTGGACATCTGGATATGCCAGATGCTAAGTATGTAAAACTAGGTACTGGTGATGATTTCCAACTAGGTCATGATACTACTAATTATATAAATAACTGGGCTGATCTTCAGATAAGAAACGAAACTTCTGAAGTAATGATTGATTGCAATCGAAATGGTTCAGTAGAACTCTTCCATGATGGAACTAAGCAATGTGAAACATCCGCCAATGGATTGGCAATGGCAGATGGTAAAGGTATTGATTTTGCTGCTGACGGTCAGGCGGGAGGAATGACAAGTGAACTTCTGGACGATTATGAAGAAGGCACTTTCACGGCTGATGTTATCCATCAAGGCTCTACGAGTAATACTGGTCATTATGTGAAGATAGGTAGATTAGTTATTGCCAATTTTAGATTAACAACACTTACTGCTACTGGTAATGTTAACCATCAAGCTATAGGTGGTTTACCATTTACAATAAAAAATGTTACCTCAGCTGGTGGTGGAGCTAGAAGTTATCAAACATATAACGTGGGCGTATATGACTGTTCACCAAACAGTACGGCTGCCTATATGTATACTAACACTGGTGGTAACATTAGTGCCGTAAATGTAGGCAACAAAATTCTCACCGGTTCAATCATTTACATCACTGATTCTTAATTATGGCATTAACAAAAACAACAGAAGAAGACAAGATCGAGGTAGTCGGTCCTTATAAAGCAGTTCAAGTCCGTACTGCAACAGTAATAAAAGAAGATGGGAAAGAACTTAGTCGTTCATTCCATAGGAAAGTACTTGATCCAGGTAAATTAAATGATGCTAAAGATACTCTTGTAGAGACAGATTTATCAAGTGAGTCTGCGGAAGTTAGAGGAATAGCAACAGCTGTTTGGACAAGTACAATTAAAGATGCTTGGAAAAATAAATTAATAGCTGACCAAACTTAATGTCCATTCCTCTACCTACTCCCAACCTACCAACGCCCATAGACCTGCCTAGGATCGAGCTGAACCCCCCTTCAGCACGTATTCCGTCATATCGCCCTATGGTGATACCTCCGGCTGATCTAGAGCCCCCTGAGGAGGTTAAGAAGGAAGAGAAGAAAGAAGAACAACCTGAACCACCAACATTAAAAATACCGGTCATCGATATACAGATGCCCATACCGGAAACAGCGGTGGTAGTGACTGCAGTGACAACAGCTGTTATAGCTGTGACAACTACAACTGTTACTCAATCCTTATTTGAACCTATTAAAAAGAAAGTTCAGAAACAATTACAAGCTAAAGTCAACAAATGGAAGGAAAACCGGAAGAAAAAAAAGGACTCCTCGGAAAGCTGAAAGATGCTGCTGAGGATCAAGAACACCAAATCCAGATCCTTGGAACATTCGTCAGACTTGGCGTGGTTGTTTGGAGCGGATTTATAATAACAATGAATTACGTAGAAATACCTATGGTTAAGAAATCTGGTAACTCAGATATCACGTTCGTTGCTAGCGTATTTACGGGAGCACTTGCGACTTTTGGCTTGACCACTGGTAATTCTAAAGGTAAAGGACCTGTAAACTGCC